GCCTGACCCGTTGGCGGCTGCGTTGTAAATCCTGTTGCAGTAGGGCCTATCTCGCTATTATTAACTTCTGCGGCAGAGGTATTTGCAAACAGTTGATTGTCCGTCCCGTAGTACGTCGTCAAACCGCGCATTGAATCGACTATCGCCCAGCTAACTCCACCTGCGCTAGAGCGTTTGTACAAAATCCATTGAGGCTCATACCCAAGGTTTACCGTTGCATAACCAGAGCCATCAGTCGTAAACGACCCACACGAAATCACATTGTCCGTACCAGCCAGACCAAAGCCGCCTGCGTCATGGGCGAAGAGGTAGGCTACGTAGGTGACGCCGTTTGTATTGCCCCATGAATACACGGGATCAAAAGTTGTTGAAGTAACGCCCAAATTGGCAGGTGTATCAGTGAATCCGGCTGCGGCTGTTGTATTAAGTTTTAAGCCAACCATGTCGGTTGCATCTTTACGCGCCAACACAAACCAATCACTAGTTGTACTTGTGGCTTTATAAATAATAAAGCCCGGCAAAGCCCCAAGATTGTGTGGAATAGGTTGAAATGTTCCATTTCCTGTCCACGTCACAACATCAAAGAACTTCGGCTGCTCGCGAAATGTCCATGAGACGTAGGTGGTTCCAGAACCGTTAGGATCGCCAGCAGAACCAAGATCAAAGCCTGTTGTATTAAACGCCGTTAGCTGATTCGCCCCAGAAAATTCGCCGTTTGTAGACTGCGATTGCAGTTTTAAGTTAACGCCACGAGCCGTGTCAAAAAGCGCATGACCTTTTGCTCCAGAGTCTCTGTCCTTAATCCAAACCAACCCACCCTTAGTAGACAGATCAATGTTATTGGTAATCGTCTGCGTCGAGCCGTTACCCGTATACAGATAAGTCGAGAACACATCCTCGATGTAATTAGGTATGCCACCTCCCGCACCCTCGCCCAATAATAGCTGCTGATTATTTGCCATTAGGTCACATTCCCCGCAACGACACACACTGTGCCGGATATAAAGAGGATAGTCGCCACACCAGCAGCAGCAAGGGTCATGGTCGCCTTGTCTGTAAAAGTGCCTGCGATATAGGCTGTGGTGATGCTGCAAGTAATGGTGGCAGTAGAGCCGGTATTGTTGAACACGGTAATAGCGTTACCTTCTGAAAAGGTTGCGTCTGGGATAACTATCGCACCGCTCGCGCCTAGTTGGACGTATTTACCGACATCGCCTACTGCTAGGGTGTAGCTGGCGGTCTTGGTTCCGACCGCTGGGACGCTCTTAAAGCCTACGGCGTTTGTGCCGTCTGCTGTTGTGCTGGACAGGTTTCCTGAAGCAGGAGTGCCGAGCACTGGAGCCGTCATTACAGGCGCGGTCAAAGTCTTATTCGTCAGCGTCTGCACGCCATCCAGCGTAACCACTGATCCGCCATTGCCGCCCACCTGAGCGTAGACTTCCCAAGTAGAGCCGTCATAGACAAGCTGCACACTTGCGCCCGTAATGTCGCACACAAGGTCTTGAGCCAAGTCGCCAATCGTTGAACCGTTTCGGCCTACTGTCAGGTTGTTAGTACCCCAAGCACTGCCGGAGTCAGCAACGACTACTTGAGCGCCTGTTGCCGGAGTGGCTGGTAGGGTAACTGTGAACGCTCCACCAGAGGTGTTAGCAAGCACCCCCTCCTTGTCTTGAGTGGTGTAGTTGGCCGTCTTTACTACATAGGTCAGTCCACCCGCTGGGAGAACCGCAGATGTCCACGTTGTGCCGTTGGATGTAAGGACGTTACCTGTTGTGCTGGGCGCTACAAACGTAGGGGCTGATGCGCCGTTACCCAAAATGACGTTGTTAGCCGTTAAGGTCGTCAGGCTCGTACCGCCATTGGCGACAGGGAGTGTACCCGTAACACCAGAAGCCAAACTTACCGTGGGGTTTGCCAGCGTGACCGCTGCGCCTGCGCCTGCACCATCAGTGACTACCATCGCCTTTGTGCCCGTAGCAATCGTTACCGTAGCACCTGAGCCCTGCGAAATAGTGATCGACTGACTGCCGGTCGTGGCATTCTCGATGATCCAGACCTTGCTGACGGTGTTCGGCCCAAGCGTCACAGTGCGCGTAGCTGTCAGGGAGACGGCAGAGGTGATCTTCAGGTACAGTGCGCGAGTGCCGTCTGCAGTGGCATCGGGCATCGTGAACGTCTCATCGGCGTTTGCCGCCATCTGCTTGGTGCCAAGACTGAAGGCGTCGGCAATGAGAGACAGGTTGGTGTTGGTCGAGGTGCCCCACGTACCGTCCTCATCCCCCGTGGTGATCTCTTTAAGTCGCAGATCATTACTGTACGTTGCCATGTTATCTCCTAAGCCGCTTTATTCACATCTACCCAAGTAGGGGTCTGAGCGTCGTTTATATTAACCCAATTCGGGGTTTGGGCGTCGTTGATGTTAGCCCAATTCGGGGTCTGAGCGTCATTGACGTTTGTCCACCCACCTATTCTTACGGTACCTACTGCGCCTACGCCCTGCACGCCTACGGGGATAACAACGTCGTCTATCGACACAACTACAGAGTTTACTGCACCGGTTCCAGCAACGCCACTGACAGCCTTTCTAACCAGCGGCACTACGTTCTGAACCGCGCCAGTGCCAACCACCCCAGTCACCGCAACATTGGTGTTGTACGCCGGAGTAACCGTTCCGACAGCGCCTACACCTGCTACTCCGGTGAACACCGGAGTAAGAACCTTACCAACTACTCCAACCGAGCCCGTGCCAGCTACTCCGGTTACCGCAAACGTAATGCGTGGGACTGCGCTGCCTATCTGCCCGGTGCCTTGCACTCCAACAGGTTCAAGAATATCCGCAATGAAGACGGCAACTGTTCCAACCGCTCCGGTTGCTGTCACGCCTACAGGAATGACGATGTCATCAACCTGTACTTCAAATCCGCCTATCTCACCAACACCTTGCACACCGGTTGGGGTTTGAACGCTGCTGTAATTTGTTACTACCGCGCCTACCGCGCCCGTGCCTTCAACACCCACCGGTATTACGGCATCGCCAACTACAAGGAGAACCGTGCCAACAGCACCCGCCCCTTCCACCCCTGTCAGCACTATGCTTTTTGACAGAGATATTGATATGGAGCCTACCGCTCCCGTGCCCACTACGGAGACGCCATTGTTCCCCCAAGCACCTTCACCAAATCCACCATTACCCCAAACAGCTCCGAGACTAACTATAGTCCCATAGCCGCCCCAGCCGTTTGTACCCCAGCTTCTTTCGCCAAACCCGCTAGTAGGCCCTGAAAAAGACATGGGGTAGCCCTACCTCACGCAATACGGATAATTGCTGTAGCCGCTGCCGCTGCAGGAAATTGAATCTGGAAGTCGCCGCTGGAAACAGTCTGGTCGCCACCAAAACTCAGCACCGCACACGCAGAGTTTGAGTTGTTGGTGTTGTAGATCATCGCTCCACAAGTTGTGAACGACGCGCTTGACCATGTGGTGTCAGCAAAGTCAGTAATAGCCGTGGTGCCATCAGACGTAGGGGTGACGTTAGTGAGCGTGTTGCCGCCCGCCGTGTACCCTGTGCCGCTTGCCTCGTCGGTGTTACCGGTGATGTTGGAATAGTTTGTGCTCGCCGCGCCGTACGTGCCAGAGCCTGCCGCAGCAGATTTAAGCAACGCGATCTTGAATACATCTGCGCCGTTAGTGAAGTCGTGAAGCCCCTTCAGCAGCTCAACTTTGAAGCTGGTGGGCATTGCGGTAGTGACGGTAATAGCCATGTTAACTCTCCAGTAGTTTCACAAGCTCCGGGTGCCCAGCGGCGCGGAAGCGGTTGGTAAGAGTAGTGTGGTTGGATTTCACCGCTTGGCGCAAAGCCTCGACCAACACGACCCGTATTTTTTCTTTGTACGCTTCGGCCTGAGCCCTGATTGCGGGGTCAGAGCGTTGCCCTATATAAATTATCTTGTCCAGCGCTCTCTCCGCCAGCTCTTCTGGAGTAAACCCACGTCCTGAAACTGATGATGCTGTTACAATCCCAAGCTCAGCGCCTCCAATAGTACTTATCATCCTGCTATCTTCCTCTTAACCTGTCCGTCGCGGTACGCGTCTCCGCGCAGTTTACCATCACCTACGTTAATCAGGAGTGAAAGCGCTTGTACGTAGAGCTTTTCGTAGAAGGCTATCAATCCGGCTTCACCCTGCTGGAAGCGTATGGCTTCAACCAGTGCGCCATTGAGCAGTGCGGAATCAAACTCGTCACCCAGCCACGTTGTACCTGCGGTAACAATAGACTCTGGGTAGTACGAGAAGTGAATCTCGGAAGCGTAGTTAGAGTTAGGGGTCGGCCCAACAATAAACGTATTCTGGTCAAACACCGCGTAGTGCTTTGGCTGCCCGGTGTCCGTTGGTTTTGGATATGCCTCGCGTATGAAGTTCACATCTTTATTCAGCAAGTACTCGTAGTTACCAAGCGCGTCGATCACTGCCAGTGAATAGACGTACAACATCCCCGTGGGCATGGTCAGATACTTATTGCCAGATGTTAGCGAACCCGTTTGGTTCTTACGGAACGCAGGCAAATCCACTGTTGTGTAGATTTTCTGTTCCGCTTGCTCAGTGAACATGGCAAGCTGATCTGCCGTGAACGTCTGTTCGCAGATGTCTTGTATGTTGGCTGTCAGCTGAGTGTAGTTCACCTTTTACCCCTTACGCCATTGGCCCACGGGCCATTGTGCCCTTTGTAGCTGCGCCATTACCACGGGTTTTTACGCCGCTGGTTTTAACGCCGGTAGACTTGTTCACGGTATCAACTTTGTACACCGTGGGAGTCGCGGGCATCGTAACCACTTTTGGTCCTTTTGTAGTCTTCATGTTCAAGCCTCTTAAGATATAACGATTTTTACGTAACCTATTGTACCCCCAGCGTAAACCGAGCCACTAGGCTGCAGCCGCGCACGTTCTTGGGGGAACTCGTTGAAATCAGGTCTTGGGTCGCGCAACGCTTGTGGGTCATCTACCGGAAACTCCCCCAGATGCAGTTGCGGTTGGTCTGGGTCCCAGCATTCAGGGCAGGCTTTAACGTGGGTGTCGACGCCCTTTACGATATTGTTCCGCAGCTCGCGCAGCTTGTACGGAAAACCGCATACGTCACACAGCGCAAGAGCTTTCTGCCCCGAAGCAAACCGGTTGCTCATGGCTACCTCGTATAAAACATACGTGGTACAAATCGTACCGGGGCTTTTTCTCTATCTTCGCCCGCAGCCAACTCAAACTGGCGCTCATACTCCGCTTGCAGCATTGGAATACGCGGCATCAACGCGGGGTCTTTCTGCGCGATGTAGTACCCAAGCCCTGCTACCAGACACGGTAGGAAACGGAAGTTGATGTCGGGGGTCTGAACCCCGCTGCCTGCGTCTTGAATGCGGCGCATACGCCAGTACTTCATTATGTAGTACGGCTGTCCCTGTGTACCCTGATCTGGTACCGGCCATACAGTTACCGTCGGGTTTGCCTGCCCCCGGTCGATGTAAAGCTGGATGGGTCGTCCTTGAGTAAGCTTATTAGGGAGAGAAGAGTATGTAGAAACACTGATCCGGCTAATATTAAGATCAGACTGAGTACTAACATTTCCCGCCCCTGTACGAATGACGTGCTCCAGCAAATCAATCGTGTCATCTGGAAGAGCGTAGCTGGCTACACCTTGCTCCAAGTTAAGCGTCCCTTCCTCGATAGTCCACATGTTGATGCCGCGATTCTGCCACTCAATGGTGAGCAGGTTCATCGAGCGACGCGCAGTACGAAGGTCGTATCCCGAACGCATCTCACGCCCAGCACGTTCCCACGCTTCTTCAGCAATCTCGGTAAAATCCAAGTTGAACGCAGTAGTGCCGGACGTCGCCATTACTTATTCCTCTTCAACGGCTGCACGCGCTTTGGCGCACCCGCTGGCTGACCTAAACTCTTTTTCTGGGCAATCCTAGACCGCTTCTCAGCTGCGGTCATCTCAGAGGACGTTTTTGGCGTTTTCTCAGATACCCGCTTGGTCGGTCTGCAATACG